TCCTAGGATATGCAGAAGAAGCTTATGACACTGAGAAGAGTGAAATAGGTGGAATGTCTGTGATGGTAGAAGATAAGGAAGGTGACTGGCAATTACAAGATCCAGTTATCTTAAAGCAAGAAATCAGTAGCGGTAATACTGTCCTGGAAAAGGAAGCATTAGCTGTATATTATACTGTACAAGCAAAGAAGATGGGGAAAGCAAACTTTCGTTTTTGCTGGTGGCACAGTCATCATACAATGAAAGCATTTTGGTCAGGAACAGATATTAAGGCAATAGGAGAGTTTGAAGATGGGGACTTTTCTTTTGCACTTGTAGTAAATCTTAAAGGTGAGTATAAATTTAGAGTATCTGTTTGGAAGCCTGTAGAGGCTCACCAAGATGTTGATATTGAAATACTTAGACCTAAAAGATGTAATAAAGCTATGGCTAAAGAAGTAGCAGAACTATGTGAAAAGCCAGCTAGTACTTTTAGCTGGAAAAAGAAGAGTTATAATAATGGATATCCAAGCATTGATGAAATAGGAGCTTATCGTCAAGAACGACTTCCATTTCGTTCATCGACTTTTAACGCAACATCAAGTAAGCTTTCTTTTACAGATATTGTTGAGGAAGTAGATGATATAAATAATGATGCTATAGATGGCACATTAGACTATAAATCATACAAAGTAAAGATTGATAAGCTTAATAAGATCCTGAAAGATCAAAAATGTATCTATAAAGTAACTCTTATTCCAGAAAATAAACTCCAAGAACTACTTCATATGTGGCCTAATCAAATGGTGGTATATAAAAATAGTGATGAGCAGATATATGATGATAGTTACTATGGAGGTTATGTATTGTAATGAGTATTACAGCTAGATCAGAAGGATTGTTTAATGGTATGGGAAACTATACCTTTCACATGCTTGGTTGCGGAGCCATTGGAAGTTCCGCAGCCTTGCAATTGGCCAGAATGGGAGCAGTATATCTTCATCTATATGATCGTGATAAAGTGGAAGAGGTTAATATTGGTGTATCACAATATGTGCAAAGTGATCTTAGTAAAGCTAAGGTTGATGCATTAAAAGGACATCTTCTGGATATAAACCCAGAAATGATAATAGATACGCACAATGGCGACTTTGAGTTATTTCACTTCCAGGATCATAATGACATAGTCATACTCGGTTTCGACTCGATGAAGTCGAGACTGGAAGCGGTCACTATTATCTGCTCGAATCCAACTACTCGGCCAAAATGCATCATAGATGGGAGAATGGGGGCTGAACACTACCAGCAGTATGTGCTACCTAAGCCAACGCTTAATAGGTATAAAGAAGTGTGGTATCCAGATGAACAAGGGGATGAGGAGCCTTGCAATGCTAAGGCGACTAGTTATTGCTCTAATATGAGTGGTAGCTTTATTGCCAATTCGGTTCGCAAGTTCATTACGAATGCACCACTTAATAATAACTTCAGCTTTCATTTCCCTACTATGATGCTAGAGAAATTGCTTGTATCTAAGTAATAACAGTAGTAAATTACTACACACTAAAGGAGAGAAATGCGCATGAAAACACTAATGTTCGATCTAGAACATGGTTCTCAAACTCTCGGATCTAAAGAATATATCCACAAACAGTTCGGTTTTCCTGTACTACAACCTGGTACCTGGGATCAATTTCAGGATACTATAAGTAAGCTATATGAAAAGAAGACTGTTAGCGAGAAAATAAAAGTTGGAAATCTAGAGATAAATGAACAACGCATGACTGTAGTACCTAGAAATGGTACTCAAGTTGATGCTCTTGTACTGGATACATTCTCAGAGTTATCTAAGAAATACTTGAGACAGCTGTCTGATCAAGATGGCAAAATGAAGTTGCAGGGTTGGGGACAACTCAAGAATAAGCTTGATGGAGCTTTAGACTTTATAAGTAAAATACCTGGTGTTGTTATTTGTAACTGTCACTCTAAAGTACAAACAATGGATGATGGCAATAAGGTCATTCCGTATATAGATGGTAGTAGCAAAGAGGATATCAGTAAATGGTTTGATTTTGTTTTCTATACTAAAACAGTAGTAAATAAAGATGATAGACAATATCGTTGGATTACTGCTCGTAGTGAGAAATACGATCATGCTAAAGACAGAACAGGTTTACTGTCAACAGAAATGGATCAAAACTTTTCTGAGGTAATAGCTGCAGCTCATAAAAGAGGCTTTGACGGAGCTAAGATCTTAATTATTGGTTCTCCTGGTAGCGGTAAAACCTATAGTTTGCAAACACTAGTAAATGGAGAAACTAAATGAGAACACTCACAGTGAGAAAAAGTAGTGGAGTTAACTATACAACTGGTTGGCATACACTAACTGTTTCAAATGCAAAATATGGAGACTTCGAAAGTCATAAGTTCTTAGATGTCTGGTTTGAAGGATATTCTGATAACTTTACTATGAGAGTCTATGAAAAACTTAGCGAAAGCGGGGAAGAATTTGCTATTGGGCAAGTATTCCGTTTTGCTAATGCTGGTATAGTCGATGGTTTAGATGGACCAGATGAAAATGTGGTCGTCAAAATTGATGATGATGCTAGTCACCTCGTCGGAAAAGAACTCAATGTATTCTTTCATAAAGATGGTGAATACACACGTGCTTTAAAGCAATGTGCACCAACTTGTTTCAAGAATATTATTGAAGAGTTTCATGAAAATGATGTAGAATACTGGAAAAGTCGTGCTGAAAAGTACTACACTGATTATGTACTAAATAAAACAAATGGTACTACAGCAACTTCTAACGGTACTACAGATACTCATGAGGCGGCAGAAATTCCTTTCTAGGGATTGATCTCCTAACATTCAGGGGGAAGAACATAAAGATAAAAGTTTTTCCCCCGATGTTATGTCAACCGAAAAGAAACTTACACTTTTAATAATGCTATGGATCTTAGATAAGATCATCATGGCATTTATGATTTTATTTTTATAAGGAGAGAGAAATGGTCGAATGTAATAGAGGCTGTGGAACAAGTACCTTACACTGGAAAACAATAAATGGTAAATACAAACTATTTAGCCATGAAGACTTACTCCATGTATGTAATGATGGTGAAGTAGCTAGTATTCTAGCTATGGAAAAGGCAACAGCTAAGATATTAAAAGAGTTAAATATAGATGAACCTGCTGATATACCTAGAGCTGAGCCTTATGTCCCTAAAAAGAAGACTGTTCAGTCGCTAGCTAATGGGGATCCCAAGAAGATGTTTACTATTAATAGTACTGCATCTGGTATAGCTATAACAGGAGATGATAAGCATAATGCTATATACATTCCTAAGATAGCTATTTCTGAGCTAACAAAGGCATTAGTAGACTTCATATGTTGAGTCCATTACAGATAGAAAGAGTTTTAAAGTATTGTGAGAAGGTAGATACAGCATATGGAGACCCTGTACCTACCAGGTTACAATCAGAGTGGCAGTATAATAGAGGCTGGGTAGAGGCACTAAGATTAGTTTTAGAAACAGATACTAAGTCTATAAAAAACAAACCACTAAAGAGACAGAATGATGAATCTTGATGATATAGTTAGACTATGGCATAAAACTCAAATGGGTAATATGCATGATTGTGAGAAGAATCAGAAGATTTTTGCTGATATAATGTGGAAACTATATGAAAGATTAAAGGAGAAAGATGATTAGAGAGTTTGCATTTGGACTCAGTAGAAGGCATTACTTTGAAGATTCCTCTGGGATGGTTAAATGGATGAATCTTCCAAGTGATACCTATATGTCATTATATGAGTACAGTAATGATGTTAAAGACTACTTTGCCCAGAATAAGAAACTAGCTGGTTATGATGGAAAGATATACATACCTGAAGAGTTTATTCTGGATGTCGATGGGGGCAATCCAGATGATGCTCAAAAGAAAGCAATAGGACTAAAGATACTATTAAATGATCTTGATGTCCCTTTTAGAGCATTCTTCAGTGGTACAGGATTTCATTTCCACATACCAAGCTCATCCTTTACATACAGGCCACATAAGAACCTGCATGTTAAGTTAAAACAAGTACTTACAAAGCATGGTATATTTGAGTATGCAGATCCAGCTGTAACTGATAAGCTGAGACTGATACGTATACCAAATACCAAGAATACTAAGTCTGGCTGTTACAAGGTTGAACTTAAAAATGGTATGCTTGAAGGAGACATTAATGAGATAATAGAATATGCTAAGAGTACTAGAGAGCTGTCAGAAACAGCACTAGAATCTCAGCCTGTATTTAATATTCTTATAAGTGAAGAAGAAGTAAGACAGCAAACACAATATACAACAGTATCTCAAGGTAGATCACCTGATCCATCTTTATACCCTTGTATAAGTGGTATGCTAGAGTCTATTCCTATGGGGAAGAGGCATTCAGTAGCTCTTAGAATATCTGCATGGCTTAGATGGCTATATCCAGAAGAAGTTGTAAGAACTATAATGGAGAAGTGGAGAGTACAGGTTAGTGGTAATGAGAGTCCATTGACTGAGAAAGAGATGGATTCTATTATCAGAAGCGCTTATGAAGCACATAACGGGCAGGGCAATAAGTTTGGATGTAGTGATCCCGTAATGGATGAATACTGTAAGAATACTTGTAGGCTCTATCGTAATAAGAGAAGCCAGTCTGTTATGGATGCTCAAGAGATGGAAAACAATCTTATAGAGTTCTATAAATCAGATGTTACTCCACTTAATATAGGAAAGCTCTATGGAGGAAACTTCCCGGTGTACCCCGGAGAGGTAGTTATTCTCCAGGCGCCACCTAAGTCTATGAAAACCATGCTCTTACAGAACTGGATGTGTGCCTTCAAAGTACCTACCTACTTTCTAGAGATGGAGATGTCTCCAAGACAGATATGGTCTAGGTTTGTAATGATAGAGAAGGGTTGGACTGAAGAAGAACTTGTAGAACATTATAAGTCTCTTCAGAATGGACAAGATCAACATTTTCAGTGGCTTATGGTAAATTACTCATCTATAGCTGCTAGAGATCTTGAGAAGACCATATTAACGCTTCCTGTTAAGCCTAGGCTTGTTGTAGTAGATCATATGGGATTATTTCAGAGTAATCTAAGAGATCCTAATATGAAGGTAGAAGAGGCTTCACAAGCTATGATGGAACTAGCTGTAAAGCACAACCTGATAGTATTTGCAGTAAGTGAGATAAATAAGAGTGCTATGAGAGAAGGGTTAAATATCTTCTCTTCTAAAGGCTCATTTAGAACTGCTTATAATGCAAATAAGATACTTTCCTTAATACCTCGTACATCTAAGGTTACTGGCATGATAGACATGCTAGACCTAAGGTGCGAAGCTAATAGGGAGAGAGAAAACCTAAGAGTAAGATTAACTTTAGATAATGTAAGGATAAGACATGAATCGTAAAGAAATGAGTGAGCTTACCAATGAGATTATAGAAAAAGTGATTGCTACAAGAGGTGAAGGCCAAGAAGAGTATGCTCACGATGATAAAGATGTATTTGCAAACTTTAAAAGAATAAGTAATCTTTTAGAGATAGGACAGCAAAGTGTACTTATGACCTATTTACTTAAACATATTGATGGAATAGCTGCTTTTGTAAAAGGACATAAATCACAAAGAGAGGACGTAAGAGGTCGAATTACGGACTGTATAGTTTACCTAATGCTTTTATGGGGGATGATAGAAGAAGATGATATTTTATCTGGGAAAGAAGATAATGCATCATTGCGCGATGTGCAGCAAAAAATACAAGATGAAAGCGGAGACCTATCTTTGGGTAGGGGACGTAGCACATCTTACAGGATACAGCCTAATGGTAGTCTGCAAGAAATGCGCACGACGGGAGACAGGATCAAGAAGCCTGAAGCGTTGGGCAGAACTTAATGAAAACCCAATCTCGCTTCCAGAAGAACTTGGAATACGCTAAAAATATGGATC